GACGCCGCCGCCGGCCCGCTGGCGACCCACTGCCCGGCGTTGACCGCAAGCACCAGGCCGCCCGCCTTGCTCGCGCCCAGCGACGCGGCGAAGTACAGGGGCCCAGCGAGCGCCGCCGAGCCGGCGTGCACCAGCGCACCATTGCGGTACAGGCGCACCGTGTTGGGCGAGCCGATGACCAGCTCCACGCCCACCATGTCGCCCTTGAGCACCAGCGGCAGGCCAGAAGCCACCGTGGCGCCGCCCACGCGCAACGTGCCGGCGGCCAGGTTCCAGCCGATGCCGCCAGCAGAGCCCAGCACGGCCGACAGCGACGCGCCGGCGTTGACCACGCCCACGACCGCCTGCAGGGCATCGTCACCCCATACGGCGAACTCCACGCCCACCGTGCCAGCGTCTTGGGGAATGTCCGACCGCGCCGTGCGGTTGATGTCGGCCGCCGCCGTCGTGGCGAGGGTCAGGCCGCTATCGCGCGCGGACAGCGCCGGGCCGATGGGAACGGCGGCGAACCGCCCGAAGGTCTCACTCATAGGGAATCGAACCATGCCTGCGCGTCGTCCTCGTCCAGGACGGGCACCAGCGAGTCGAGGTAATCGGCCAGCTGGCGTTTGGTGCCGGCCGGGCTGTGTGCGGCGACGGTGTAGGCCACAAGCGCGGCGGGCTTCTGGTGCAGGCTCACCGGGTCAATGGGGTTCCGCTTGTGGAACTCCCACATCTCCAGGAACTGGCGCCGCGACATCGTGGCGCGCAGCTCTTGGACGGGCCGGTGGTACGTCACGGACAGGACGCACCAGAACCACTCCTCGCCCTTGCGGCTTAGGCGTTTCCCGCCTGCTCGGCCGCGGCGGCTGCCTTCTCACCGAAGCCGGCGTGCTTGAGCGCCACATCCTGGAACTTGGCCGCAACCGGCGGTTTCAGGCGCGCGGCGTCCTCCACCGTCATGATCGCCTTGCCATCGGCATCGCAGATGGTTGCCGCGATCAGCTTGGCGCGGTCGCCGTCGGCCCACAGCTTGCGGAACTCCGCGTCGGGCAGCTCACGTACGCAGAACTCGGCGGTCACGCCGGGGCTCAGTTCGATGGTGTCGGGGCGCACGTCCGGCGAGGCGAACATGCCCAGATCCTGGAAGGTATTCAGGAGGGACTTGGTGACGGTGGTGTCAATCACCGCCGGGGTGGTGGTTTCGTTGGTCTTGCTCATGGCCGTTTCCTTGTAATGGCGGCAGACCGTGCGGGCCGCGCACGGCTAACACGCGGATGTTCCGCACGATCTGCCAAAGAAAAGGCCCGCCGAAGCGGGCCAAGAGAGAGCGCCGTTGCCAGCCCTTACGGGCCGGTCGGTCGGTGCGTGGTGACCGCGCCGGAGCCACGGATGGTGATCGTGGCCTTCCACACGTCGTTGTCCTGGCTGGTGACCGCAAAGTTCTGCACGAAGCCGTCGAACTGCTTGGACAGCACGTCGGTGGGCGGGGTGATGATGCCGCCGACAGCAGCCGGCTTGGCCGCACCCTCGGTTTCGGACAGCGGCGCAGTGACGAGCCAGTTCACGACAGCACCGGTCTTGTGCAGTTCTTCCAGCTCCTCGTGATCCACGCTGTCGTAGATGATCTCGATGCTGGTGCTGCCGGTCTGCTTGCGGCCTGCAACGAACTGATCCCACTCGTCGTCATAGTCCGAAATGTCGATTTCGGAGGCCTGACCATCGGGGAAGCCGACGCTGCGCAGGCGGGTGACCTTGATCACTTCGGTGGCCGCGATGGCGACGAACAGCTGGGAATGCTTGGATTTGATTACCTGACCCATGGGGTTTCCTTGTATTGCGCCCGTCGCCGGGCATGAAAAAAGCCCCTTGCGGGGCCGGTGGATTGCCGTTGATTCGGTCAGCGCAGCTGCAGCAGCCGCGCGTCGAACGAGATGCCGTAGGCGCCCGTCTCGTCGTCGTCCGGCGGCGGGTTGTAGGACTCGATACTCCCGCGCCGCTCGATCTCGTCGCGGATCGCCACGGCGGCCGCGTTGGCTTCGGACAGCGAGGCGTCCCAGACGGTGAGCCGCACCCGCCAGCCATCGGCCGGGGGCGGGTCGGACAGCTGGGCCGACGGCGAGCCGTGGACCGTCGCCCAGGTGACATAGGGCATGGGCGTGTCGGCGGGCGCGGTGCCCGGAAACGCCCGGACCGGATCGCCCAGCCGCGCGCGCACGGCGGTCGAGTCCTGCAGGATGCTTTGGATCATGGGAACCATCATCGCCAGCCGGCCTCCTTGGTGTACTTGTCGATGGCCTTCCACGTAGCGTCGATCACGACCTGCGCCGCTTCTGGCCCCTTCGCCTCGCCTGCCGGCGTCAGGAATGGCTCGGCGGCCATCTTCTTGGTGCCGAACTCCTTGAAGCGCCAGTAATACACGTCGCTCGCCGGCCGGTAGCTCTTGCCGACGCGCCGCATCCGCTGGTTGCGTTTGGTGTTGGCGTATTTCCGCCGCTGGCCGAGCATCACGCCGACGGTGTAGTACTCGCCCCCCTCACCCACGCCCGCCTTGCGCCGGTTCTTCGCGGTCGCGCGGCGGGTGACGATCTGGCGCGCCATCGCGCCGGATGCCTTGGGGGCCCTGCGCCGCGCTTCGTCACGGATCAGGTTGCCACCGGCGCGCATGCCGGCCTGCAGCGGCTTGCCCTGGACAGCCTTCGGCAGGCCGCGCAGCGATTTCAGCAGACCATCCAGCCCCTCGATCTCGATGCGTTCAGCCATCGGACACTCCAGAATCGACCATCAGCGTGATGTGCCGGCGCGCCGTGGCATCTGGCAGCACCGCCCGGATGGCGTAGACAGCCCCATCGAACAGCACCCTCATCGTGGGCAGCACGCCCGGCAGATAGGGAATCTCCATGCGCGCATCCACCCGACCATGCTCCGCCTGCGCGGCGATGAACTCGCGGCCGGAAAGCGGCACCACCTCCGCCGGCACATCGGGGCGCCAATCGGTCCACATTTTGGCATCGCCGCCGAGCGGATCGCGGACGGTCTGATACGCCTGCAGCGTGAGGCGGTGGCGGTACTTTCCGGCGCGCCTCATGGACGGAACCTCCGATAGGGGAACGTCAGCCGATCCACGGCCGGATTCTCGGTGAGGCGCTCCGTTGCGGCCTCGCGGTTGGCATACAAGTCGGCAGCCAGCAGCAACACGGCCGCCTTGAGTGCCGCCGGCGCCGGCCCGGGCTTCGTGGTGAGGCGGATCGGGTAGTCATCCGGTCCGCTCACGACCTCCGCCGGCTCAATGGGCAGCTCCGAGCGGTCAGTCCCGACCGGCGTCCAGTCGTAGGTGGCCGTCGCCAGCGCGTAGCCGGTTTGCTGCTCCACAACCTCGCGCGCCGCCGTGATGTACCCGCGGATCAGCAGGTCGTCGGCATCGTGCAGGACAACCATGTGCTGCTTGGCTTCCTGGAGGGATACCGGCTCGCCATCCTCCGTGGCGGCCGTGACGAGCCGGAGTGCCATCAGTCCCTCCCGGCCAGGGCCGCCGGGTGGGTATCGATCAGGCCGCCATGCTGCAGCTGTTGCGCATGCGCGGCCGGCACCTGCACCACCTGCCCCACACTGCCCAAGTGGTTGTCGCTCAGTACCAGGGCCGGGACGGTTTCGCCCGGCTCGGCCGGCGGCGGGGCATCGTCGCCTTCGCCTTCGGGCGGCGCACCGTCGTCACTCTCGCTACCAGCGGGCGCCGCCGCGTCATCGCCGGCAGCCTGTGGGTCGGCCGCCTCCGGTGCGGGCGGCTCGGCCGGTATGTCGCCCGTGGTTGCGGCGGGAGCGTCGGACGCAGGCGCCGGGCCATCTTCCACCTTGTCGGCGGGCGCCGGCGGGGTCTTGCTGCTTTTTTTTGCCATGTCGTGCTCCATGGCGGCGCCCCGTTGCCGGGACGCCGCGTGGTTGATGGGCGGGGACGGTTACGCCGCGGCGCCGTGCTGGAAGGTCTTCACCGCACCGCCAACGTCGAGCAGGTTGCCGCCAGTGCGCATCCACGCCAGGAAACCGACCTGGCCCTTCTTGACGTAGGCCGAGTCGTTGAAGCGGAACATCGTCACCGCCATCACGTCGCGGATCTTGTAGTAGCTGAAATCACCGAACGCGATGGACTTGGCGCCGGCCGCCGGCGAGGCCACATGCTGGTTGATCTGGATGTCGCGGTTCATCAGGCGATCCGGCGCACCGCCCGGGTTGCCCTGCTCGTAGCCGGGGACGAAGATCGGGCGGCCCTGGTCGTCCTTCACCTTGCGCACCAGCTTGAGCATGTTGTCGTGGAACATCCACTTCGCCTGCGCGCGGTATGCCGGATCGACGCTGTGCTCCAGGTCCACCAGGTCGTCATAGAGGATGACCGGCAGCGCCGAGACGGCGCCGATCTTGCCGACGCTCGCAGCATTGATGACGCCCATCGGCTGGCCGGTGCCGCTGCCGGCCGTGTAGTGGCGGTTGGTGATGCGGCCGAGCCGCGACTGCAGACGGCGCTCGATGAAGCCGGAGACGTCGGCGGTACTGTCCTGCAGCAGTTCCCACGGCACGGTGATGACCTTGGAGCTGTACTTGTAGACGGGCAGCCCCTTGGTGCCGAACGATGCATCTTCGTCGGTCGCCGACTGGTTCTCGGCCACGATCTCGCCCTCTTCCGAGGTGCCGTCGCTGGTCGGATACTGCATCGGCTCGCCGCCGGCGGTGCTGAACACGTCCGCCACCTGGCGCATACCGCCATACGCCTTGAGCGCGTCCAGGATCTGCTTGGCCAGCGTGGTGGGCACGGTGTAGCCGCCCTGCTCGGGATTGAGCGCCGGGTTTCCGGACATGGCCGCGTTGACCTGCTTCCACTCCTCGGCGCTCAGCGCCTTGTCGCCACCGCGCGCCCAGCGGTCGAACAGGCGCATTTCATTGGACGGCATGTTGCCGCTGCCGGCGTCGCCCTCGTCGTGCTCGCGGGCGCCGCGCTCGCGCATGGCATTGTCCGCGGTCAGGTCCATCACCTTCTGATGGCGCTCGATGGCCGCATCGATGCGCTCGATCTCGGCAACGTTGTCGTCGTACTTCTTCTGGTCCTCGGCGGTCCAGGTGTTGCCGTTACCGGTGCTGGTGTCCAGCAGGTTGCGGGTGTCCTTCGCCAGCTGGGTGCGGCGCTCCCGCTCGGCCTGAATGTTGAAAGGCATAGGTGTCGATCCTCTTGGCAATAAAAAACCGCCTTTCGGCGGTCGGGGGTGTGGCAAGCGGGAGCCGCTTACGCTGGGGCGCGCTCCAGAAGCGCCAAGCGGCGCGACAGGGCACTTTGGTGGGCGGTGATGTCCTCGCCATCATCCGCGCTGTTCTCGGGCCGCAGGAGCGCGGCCGGCGTGTTGCTGTAGGCCGACAAATCCCATTTGTTGCCGGCCTTCTTCTTGCTCACGACCTCGACCACGCGATCAGCGAAGCCGTGCTCCTTCGCCTCGTCGGCGGTGAACCACGTTTCCTCGTCCATCCACTGGACAATCTGGGCCTCGTCCTTGCCCGTGCGCCGGGTGTAGTCGCCGGCCAGGCCGGTGTCGATCTTCCCCAGCAGGTCGGCGGTCTTGCTCATGTCCGCCTTGTTGCCGATGGCGATGGTCCAGGCGTTGTGGATCATGAAGCCGGCGCCCTGGGTGATCTCCACCTCGTCGCAGGCCATGCAGATGCCGGTCGCGGCGGAGGCGGCCAGGCCATCGACATGGGCAATGACCGTCGCCCGGTGCTGGGAGATGGCGGTCATCATCGAGCGCGCGGCGAACACGTCACCGCCCGGCGAGTCGATGCGCAGGTGGATCACGTCGGCATCGATACCGGCCAGGGCCTGGGCGAACATCGTTTCGTCAATGTCACCCCACCATCCGCCGATGACGCCGTGCAGGTAGATGGTGGCCTCCTTGCCGTCCGACTCGGCGCGGACGGGCTCGGACTTTCCGGCGTTATTCTTCGCCAGCTGGAGCAGCTTCGGGATCGGCATCTGGATTTCCTTCGTTGTCGTCGGGCGGCTTCTTGGCCGGCGCCGGGTCTTTCGGTCGGTACAGCACATCGCCGCCGGCAATGGGCGGCAGGTTCTTGAGGCGGCGCACCTCGTTGACAGTCATCCAGCCCTGCGCGCCGGGGCCGCCGAGCGCCTTGCCGAAGTACTCCGCCTGGGCCTTGGAGTCGCCGGCCAGCAAGCTGTCCACGTTGTGCTCCGTGAAGTAGCGAACGGTCCGAAAGAGCTTTCGGTTCAGCTCGTCTTTGATCCGGCGCAGGTGCGGGCCAAGGGTGTGCTTCACGAAGCCGATGCCCATCTGCTCGATGCCGGTTCCCCAACTCGTCGCCTTGCTGGTCTCACCGATCATGTGCGGCGGCACGCCGAACGCGCGGGCAATGTCGATCACCTGCCACTGCCGGGATTCCAGCAGCTGCTGGTCCACCGCCGACATCGTGAGTTCCTTGATGTCGAGCCCTTCGGTCAGGATCAGCGGGATTCGCCGATTGCCCTGCATGCCGCCGTACTTCTTCACCCATGCGGCGCGAAAGTCGTCCTGCGCGCCTTGCCCCATCTCCTTCGGAGTGGTGATCGCCACCTCTGGCTTTCCACCCTCGGCGAAGAACTTCCCGGCGTGCTCATCGCCCTGGATGGCGATGCCGATGCCGTTGCGCGCGCCCCACTGGATGACCGACATCCCGTGCGTGCCGTTGAAGCCGAAGCCCGGGAAGTGCAACACGTCGTCCTGATCGACGGTGAAGTACCCCTCGTCGTCGTGGAACGTGTACTGGAGGCGCCGCGGATCGCGGGGGCTCGACTTCGGCTGCTCCAGGATCATCACCCGGTCCCGCGGCCACGGAATGAACCCGGTGGCGTTACCCGAGCGGTTGCGGGTGATGTAGGCGATGCCATCGCCCCGGAGCAACATCTGCGCGACCAGGAACTCCCAAGCGGCACCCGCCGGCCACGCCGCGGAGAACTGCTCGTTGAGCAGCCACCAATAATCGTGGTCGGCGCGTACGCGGGCCTCGCCGGTACGTTCGAACACCGGTAGCGGCAGCTGCGCGATGGCGCCGGCGATCAGGGTCACGCACCCGAATACCGCCGACACCCGCATGGACGTGGCCGGGCTCACGACCGCGCCGGAGGCAGTAGTTGGATTGCCAAAAATCTCGAACATGCGCAGGCTGGAGGACGAAACCGTCTCCCCCTCCACCACGTTTCCAATGGTCGGCTCGATCCGGTCCCGTGGGTCAGGGCGCCGGCTGTTGTCGAATAGTCCAAGCATCATTCCATCACCACGAAGCCCTGTTGGATTTGCGTTGGCTCCTGCATCTGCAGCGCGCGAGCCATCGCCATGATTAGCGCCACGGCGCCGTCAATCTTGTTCTCGTCCCGCTCCTTGCGGGGGTAGACGTTTTCTTTTGCATCGACACGCGCCACGACGTTTCCGACCATCCAGGTCATCGCCGCGTTGCCGTCGTGCCAGAGCCGGCGCGCCAGCGTCAGCGCCTCCACCTCTTTCATCGGCTCGGAGAGGTTCCGCACGGACTGCGCCATCTCCACTACCGGCAAGCCCTCCTGACCCAGACGGGTCATCAGGTAAGTGGCCTGCGCCGGGTCATAAGCGATGTCGCGCACATCCACGCCGCGGGCGGCCAGCTCCTTCAACTCTTCCTCGATGAAGCCGTAGTCCGTCATGTTCCCTGGCGTGGAGACCATCAGCCCGTCAAGGACGAAAAGCTGGTACTGCTCGTTCTCCTCGACGGCCGATTCCGGGACGTAGAAGCGCGGGATCGCGTAGTAGCTGCCGTCGCGCTCGAACAGCAGGACGACCGCCGCAACGTCGATCTTCGATGCCAGGTCAACACCGATCCAGCACGGGCAGCCAGCGAAGTCGTCAATCTCGAAGGATCGCTTCTGCCGCTGCCAGGCCAGCATGTTCATCCACGCCAGCCGCGCGCCCACCCAATCGTTCAGGTGCTTCGTCCGGAACGCCGACTGCTTGCGCGCCGACCGCTTGGCCTGGGCCAGCTGGGCCAGCAGGAACGACTCGAACACGGACACGCCGTAGTTCGGGTTGGCCTTCCGCAGGCTCGCCGGATCGTCCCAGCGGTCGCCCTCATCAATGCCGTAAATGACCCCGAACACGGTTTCGTCCTGGACCTCACCCTCCAGGATGCGGATCACATCGCGCCGCTTCTCGTAGCAAGGTCCGGCGAGGTTGGTGCCGGCCGTGGTGATGATGCACAACAGCGGTTGCTCGCGCGCGCCCATACCCGTCTGCATGGCATCGACCATGTGGTCGGTGTCGTGCTCGTGGTATTCGTCCACCAGCGCCGCGTGCGGGCTGGAGCCGTCGCCGGGCTTGCCGATCATCGGCTCGAACTTCGACATGTCCTCCATGACGAACATGGGGCCGGGGTTCTTGGGGTTCCCCGACTGATCGATGCCGAAGCGGGCGCGCAGCGCCGGCAGCTTCTGCACCATCTGCCACGCCGGCCGGTAGACCTCGAACGCCTGCTTCTCGCTTGTCGCGCCCGAGTAGACCTCGGCGCCGGCCTCGCCATCTGCCGCGAACAGGTACAGACCGCGCGCGGCCAGACGCAACGACTTCCCGTTCTTGCGCGGCACCTCTTCGTATGCTTCCCGGAACCGGCGCAGGCCGGAGCCCTTGTAGACCCAGCCGAACAGGTTGCACTCGATGAAGTGCTGCCAAGGCTGGAACACCAGCTTCTGGCGCTGCGCCGCCCACTTGCCCTTGGTGTGCGGCATCATCTCCATGAAGCGCACCGCGCGGTCAGCCTTGGCGGCGTCGTACTTGTACGGCCAATCCGACCCGCGGCGCTTGAGATCGTCAAGGAACCGCTGGCAGGCCAGCCGCGCGTACTTGCCGGCCGCGATCTTGCCGGCCACGACGCCGCGCGCGTAGTCCTTGGCAGATTCGGTCGGCGTCATGCGCTAGAACTCGTCGAAAGGATTGCCCTCCTGGGGCTTCTCGGTCCCCAACTTCTGCCGGTCGGCGGGCGTCAACCCCAGGCGCGCCAGGCACCCGATCAGGTGGGAGTACTTGGCGGCTTTGAACTCGGCCCGGTTCGCGCGGAACTCAGCCAGCAGGGAGGCCGCCACCTCCATCACGAACCGGTCCGATGCGGTCAGCACCCCCGGCAACGCGCACTTCTCCAACTCGCGCCACACCTCGGCCACGTCCTCCGGCAGGTGAGCCGGCGCCTTGCCCAGCGGCTTGCCCGACTTCGGGGCCGCCTTGGTGTACCGCTGCGGGTTTTTCTTGTCCGCCCCCTTGAGCTGCGCCAGCTCGGCGGGCTGCTTATGCCGTGCCATGCCGGTGAACCTCGAAATTCAAATTCTGTGGACGCGCGAAGAAAGGGGGGCGCGCGTATCGAGCCGCGATGGCCCTTAACTTTTGCCCTCCCCCTCCCTATTTCGTTCAGGTTGCTGTGGGTAACTCAGATCGTCGTGGAACCGCTCAGGCCCGCCTGTGATCCACGATTCACGCCCGAATCCGCCGTTCTCCCTCACGGTCTTGGCGCCATGGCAGCCATGGCACAAGGACTGAAGGTTCACGTCAGCGTTGTTCCCTGAGTCTCCATCTACGTGGTCAACGTCAGTTGCGGCCCTGACTCGTCCCTCTGCGGCACACACCCTGCACAGCGGCTCTTTCGACAGATGGATTTCTCGGATCTTCCGCCAAGCCGCTGAGTTTGTCGGCAGCGCGCGCTTGGCTTGCCTGCGCCGAACCTGCCTCGTGTCTTCCTTATATGGGCGCCAGCCAGGGGCACGGTGCTGAGCGGGGCGAGTTGGCATCAGTACGCGATCCCATCCAGATCCACGCGCTCAGGGTCAGTTGTGGAGTCGGACTCCACTGGCGTTCCCAGCTCCTCCCCCAGCAACATCGCCACGGCCTGCACCAGCAGCCCAATGTGTTCGCCCTGCGCTGCGGTCTGCTTAGCCTGCTCTGCGATAGCCAGCTGCTGCGCCTCAACTACTGCCAGCAGCCTGTCGATTCGCTCATCCATCAGAACTCCTCCACATCCCAGCCGCCACCGTCCCGCTTGGCCTTCACCTTCACTGCGAAGAAGCGGAACGGGAACATTGCCGCCGCGATCTTGATCTTCGCTCTGGCATCGTCCTGCCAAAACCCCTTTACCTCGTGCAGCTCCATCACCCCATCAGCGGCCAGCACGGCAAAGTCAGGGGTGTAGAACGTGTTGTCAGCCAGGCGCAGCTTGATGCCCTCGAACTTGTGCCAGAGGATCTGGCCTGCCTGCTCCAGCGCGCGTAGCCGGTCGGCATAGGCCTGCTCGGTCTTGTTGAGCTGCCCCGTCTTGAGCCGGCCCAGCGCCAGATGCCCACCGCCCTTGCGCCTCATGAACGTCCACTCTTCGAACCCACCTGACGCCAGTGAAGCCCGCGGCGAAGCCAGAACTCCACCAGATCCATATTGGGCTCCAGCCCGGTCAGGCTGGCGACCAGAACAATCGACTGGATGTACCACTTGAGCCACCACCGCACGCGTAGCTGCATGACCACCGTTCGCCGGCCCTTCCTGTTCACGACACCACCTCAGCCCGGTCAGCCTTCACGGTGGACTGGCAGGCTCTGACCTGATCGTCGGCGTCTCGCCCGATTCGAACAAGATCGCCCTGATCCTTTGCTCGTAGTTCGGCGAGCGCATCACGTTCGGCGACGCCGGCTGCGGACTCGGACACACGGTTGGTTTCACACGCTGCCCACTGCCGGCGCAGCTGGAGGTTGCCAGCACGCAGGTCAGCAACAACAGCAGCAGGGACGGCCTCGGCCGCTTCCCGGTCTTCTTCATGCTTCGCTCCGATCTTGGCCAGGGTGTCGGCCTGTTGGTGCTCGGTGGCGCGGGCCTGCTGCTCTGCCTTGACCATTCCGAGGTGTTGCTCAGATTGGTTCCGGCTCTCGGCCAGCTCGCAAGACCTGTCCCGCCATTCGCGGCCAGCGCCGAATGCCGCCAGCAGGCTAAGTAGCCACACTGCGGCGAGGATCTGGGCGCGGGTCACAGTATCCCAGCCAGGCTCAGCAGAAAGAGCGAGAACAGGATGACCCCCGACGCGATGAATCCGCCCAAGCCGCCGCTCTGCGGATTCCAGAAGTGATACCAACGAACCTTGCTCACTCAAACCTCCACGCCCACAAGGGCAGCAATTAGGTTCCATTGGCGGAACCATGAATGGGTTAATCTCTTCGCCCTTCTCCGCCCAACACCCGGCCCAATGGAAAATGACGTCGAAACTCGCCTTGCAAACCTTGAATCCAGAATTGCCGAGCTCACAGAAGCGCTGCAGGCCGAACAGGGGAAGTCAATGGCTCTCACTTTGGCGTTGTCCCAAGTCGCCAGGTTCTGGGGTCTCTCCGGGGCAGGTGCCTTGGGAATCCGCCTGACAAACGTTTATGAGGAAGCAATTCGGTCAGCAAGAAGCGAAGGAAGTGAGAAGCCGCTACACGATTCCTTCGAAAAGACTGGCAGGCAAATCTGCGAGGCGCTCTATCGAGCAAGTCAGGATCGGCGCCAGTAGTCATACTTCAAGGGTCCATCCCTATGTCGCCGTGCCAGTGCGCCAGCGCGGCGACTGCGAGCCCGGCCAACAGGCCAATGCCCAGGTACATCACGGCGGCTCAGGCGGGATCACCGCCCCCAGCCCGCGAAGTAAGCCCTCCAGCGTCTGCACTCGCATGCGTAGCCGGTGCGCCTCTTCCTGCGCCTCACGCCGCAGCTTGATTTCCTCGTCCAGTTGCGTGCCCATCCTGGCCTGCGATTGCTCCAACCGGTCGATGCGTTCCGTCAGCCCGCTAACCAGGGTGACGTTGGCGTCCGTCTCGGTCCGCTCTTTCTTGCGGCTGTTGATGACGCCCCATATCTCCCGCACCGCCCATAGGGCGAACGCACCGCCTGCAGCCCACCAGGGCGCGGTCGTCGGATCGCCGTCCATCAGGCCAAGGCCTGGCGCACGCCAGCCTCGATCACCGACTCGTCCCAGAACAGGCCGCCGTTCTCGTGTCGGGCAATGGCCGTCACCATGCGCTGCAGCGGCACCTGCTTGCTGAGGCTGACAATCTCGCGACTACCCACCCCAACCTCCCGGGCGACCTGGGCGATGTACGCCTCGGTGTCGTTTTCCTTCGGCGGAGCCCAGCGGTTGATCATTTCGCGAACCGTCCGCAGACCGTGCTTTCTCTGGTAGGTCAGCAGCGTCTTGGCCAGCGCGCGGAAACCTGCCTGCGGCGTCTCGAACACACAGAAGCGCTTCTCGCTCGCCAGTGCTGCGGCGCTACGGTCTTCACCGCGCCACACGGTTTCCGTGCGATCCAGATTGCCAGGATTATTGTTGCGGACGCCGCGCGGCTCCTGCTTCGTGCTCATGGGTGAATCCCCTGTATGGCAATAGGTGCCCGTCACCGCAGCCCGGCTGGGCTCAGTCGTTGTTCCGGTGAGAGTGGACGGGCGTAGAAGGTCCGATCACCACCACTGCCTGGTGCGCAGGCCAGTCATGGCGTTTCTGGCGCGCTTGCGCGCGGCACCGGCCCCAATCGCCTCACGGCGAGCGGAGGAGCTTACGGGGCGGTGGTGATCGGGTTGAACGTCGAAAACGAAAAAGCCCCCGGCTTTCGCCGGAGGCTTCTATGTCACTGTGCCTAACAAACTATCCGAGAGGTGCACACCTGTCAATCATTAAGATCCCAGCGTCTTCTTGTGACCCCACGCTCTGACCCGACCAATTCAGGATGTCTAAGCAGTAGCTCGAAGGTACGATCTTCAATCCAAACAGAAATTCTTCGGTAGTCCGCATGGAAATGCACCCAGTCCAGAGCTTCTAGGCTAACAATCGCCTCCTTGGGAGCATCGTTCATGAAATCGATACTCTTAACGCGACCATCGACAAAGCGCTTAAGAACGGTTTTCATGGCCTCCGACATATCTCCGATAGCCTGCTCAACTATGTGCAGCTTTCGAGCGTCTTCCGCAAGCTGAGCATCAACCTTTGCCTTGGCGTCGCTTTTTGATTTGGCTATCCGATCCTCGCGCGCCTTCGCCACCCTCGATCTAAATTTCTTACGCTTCCTATGGTTTGCCGAGCCGACTAGAAAAAAGCCAAGTAGCCCCGCCAAACCGAGTGCGGTGATGCGCACCCCCCAACCGCCCGTGACATCCGAAACAAAGGCCACAATGCCTATCCGTTCAAGCAGACACTGAAGCCCCAAGGATATGGGCGCCCACAGGGCTGCACCCGTGAATATCTGCTGCAAAGGGTGTGCCCGAGCGAACCTCGCTGCCAGCCGAAGTATTTGCCCCGTAGATATCGCGTCGCTCATCAACTCTCCCTCCCCATAGGACGGGCCGATTCTATGCCGCCCTTACCGCTCCCTCCAAGCGACCGCGAACCCGCTGAAATCCAAGGTCCACCAAATACAGGTACTTTCTGTTTGAGACGGGCTGAACTCCGCAATTGGCCATCAACAGGATGGCGCTTTCGAAGCGCTCGATCTTCCGCCTCCCATTGCCGCAGTAGTAAGCCCGAAGAGAGCACGCTATCGCTGAATCATTCTTCGCGATGCTGGCAACGATGTCTTCGATCTTCTGGGCTCGGGCGTCGGTCTCTAGCGGCTTGTACCCCAGAGCTCGACCCGGCAAGTCACCCCGATGCTCGATGAGGACAGCCAACATGTTCTTGGAGTGGTGGCCGAGATAGTCGCAGTCACGGTGCAAAGCGAACTCCCTGCCCCAATGATCTAGTTCCGCGCGCACATAGGCACCGAATAAGTCTGTCTGCATGCCAATCATGCCGCCCTCCTCAGCTCAATCACTTGTGTCTGCTGCTCGATCAACTCGTCGTCGCTGCCGTAGGTCTCGTGGAACATCCGGCTGCCATCCATCAGGCTCGGACCGTAGATCTCGCGTGTCTGGGCGAGGGTCTTCCCCTCAATCGGGTGCCTGCGGTGGTGCCAGACGCAGAGCGCGTAGCCAAAGAAGTGGCCGCGTCGGCGGTTGCCGCTCTTGGCATGGTTGTAGTCGCAGCCGTAGACCACGCGTTGCGACGACAGAAGGCCGACCATCTTGAGCACCAAGCAGGCCATGCACGGTCCCACCTTGGCCAACTCGATGCGCTCGGCCTCGGCGGCAGTCGGTGTGCCGGTGGAGTGCTGCATCGCCATCAATCGAACCCCAGTTCCTGGGCAGCGCGCGCCATCGCGGCAGCAGCACTCTCCCGGTTGGACACGTTGGGTGCGGCCGGCCTCTCGTGGACCAACGCAGGAACGGCGGCCGGCAACGCGCCGCCGGCGGAGACGTGCTGCAGTGCCTGGCTGTAGGCAGCGGCCACCATGCGGGACTGCTGGTAGCCATCGGCGGTGTTGAACGCATGCAGATCCATCAGCGAGCGCACCAGCACTGCCAACCGGCTACGGTCCTGACCAGGGCGCAGCTCCTGCTCCACCTGCGCCAGCGATGGCAGACCGAGGCACAGCGCGCGAAACCTCGCTGGGTTCGGCGGCCACTCCAGGCCCATGCGCATGCAGGCGGCCATGCCCTCCCCCAGCTGGCGCGGCAGCAGGCCCTTCAGCGCCAGCGCCCAGGTTTCGCCTGCCAAGGTCAGCGGGCCAGCCGCGGTGGCCGGTGCCAAGCCGTTATCCCGCTTCCACTTGCCCGGGAACATCGCTTCCATCCGCTCCCACAGGTTCCACAGCGCATCCATGGCGCGCTGGCTGGGCTCACCCGACAACGGCGAACTCGGCGTCGATGACATCCCCTGCCGGCTGGCCTCGTCCCGCTCCGCCTGGGCGGCCAGTCTTGCCACCGCCATGGCGGCGCTCGTACTCGGCTCGTGCTTGGGCGACTCCGGCGGCAGAACCTTCTGCAGTTGATCCATGGGCGTTGGCTCCAATCTTCGGGATTACAGGCAGCGACAGGCCGGCGGCCATGGCGTCGCGGAGGGATTGATTCGGGTCGCCGCCGGATGCGGCCAGGGTTTTCAGCGTCGGCAGGATCTGCAGCCAGCCCTGCACCGACAGCGTCCGACCGGAAACCCGGCGATGGCGGACGAATTGGGCAAGCACCTGCTGATCGATCCAGTCGGGCAGCGAACCCAACGGCGAGATCTCGCGATCGATGTCAGCCTCGGTCAGTTCGTTTCCACACACGCGGTGTGTGTTCTGACGGTTCCCTTTAGTTTCTGACGGTTCCGTGTCCCGTTTTTGGGACTGTTTCGCGGAAAAACGGGACTGTTTGGAGGGAAAAACGGTACTGTTTCCCGTGCTTTTTGGGACTGTTCCGTTTTCGGAACTGTTCCGCTTTTGGGACTGTTCCGTTTTCGGGACTGTTTGAGGCTGGTCACCTCCCAGCAGCCGGTAGACGATCACCTGCTTCGTGTCGCCCATGCGGCGCCCACTGTCCTCGATGAAGCCCAGCTCACGCAGCCGCACAAGGTTGGCCAACACCGTCTTGCGGTCCTGCCCAGTCGCTTCGGCCAGATACGCCACCGATGGGTATGCCAACCACGTGTCACCGCTGGCGCAGTTCGCCAGTACGGTCAGCACGAACTTGGCTGAGGAATGCTTGATGGGCAGCTTCAACGCCCAAGTGATCGCCTCGACGCTCATGACGAAGGGCCTGCTGGTCGGTGCATCGTGGAAGTTGTCTGTGTCACGCCATTGCTCCTACTTCCTCCTGCAAACCCGCATCCCTCAACCGTGCAGGAGTTCGGCTGTCCCACCAGGAGCTACCTGACGGTTAGAGGGGCGGGATTCGGTTAGGGGCGCTTACGCGCCACCGGTGGTTTCTTCTCGTCAGCCTTGGCCAACACAAGCCACGCCTCGTACTTCTTGATCTTTTCCCGGATGCCTCTCAGGCGGGCTTGATGGATGTAGCGGGAGCGGCCGCCCGGTGACCCGTTCGCCTCAATTTCCCCAAGAGTTGCGCGCGCATCAGCAATCAGGCGCTCCAGATACACCGTGCGCTTCTCGTCCCATTGGTGGGGCGGCTTTCCAGCAGCGCGAGCGCGCTTGTCCAACTCATCCCGAAGCTCTTTCACCGTGAAGCCAGCCAGCGAGGAACGAATGGCCCGGCTCACTTGTCGCCCCCCAGCAGTGCGACGAAACGGCGCTGGATAGTCAGGGCGGCAATCACCACGTCGTTGCAGCGGTCGATGATCGTCTTTGCGTGCGGGCGGTCTCGCTCATCAATCACACCGTCGGCGATGGCTGGCGTCAGAGCGCCTACCAGTGAGCCGAAGTCCGTCATCAGAACGCCAATCCCAGCCGTGTCCGCGTCCGAAGCAATCAGGCTCAAACGGATAGGCAGGAGGCCACGCCGCGCGGCCAGGTCTCGCTCACAGTCGCTGCGGTACGGCTCAGGAAGGCTCAGCACCCAAGCGTCTTCCAGGTCGGCCGGCAGAGTCTTCACCGTGCCGTCCATATACCGGCGCAGGGCTTGGCCGTTGGCCTTGAGCGCGTCAGCCAGGTCGTCGCCCTGCCCCATCCGGAGCGGAACGGCCTTCTTGTCGTGCCGGTGCGGAGCGGTCATTGCGAAGTACTGCTCCGCAACGTGCATCGCGAAGCTGTTGGCGTTCATCGCCGTTTCGTTGAGCATCTTGTCGGTGTAGCCGTAGACCACCTGCTGGCGCGAAGGCAGAAACTGCCTCCCCAGCTTCATGACTTCGCCGGTACCGGTCGCCATGCTGCTTCCCATGGACGGAATCGAATTCATCTCAGGCGGTCTCCACGGCGACGATTCGGTTGTCGTCCGGATCTGCCGGCGGCACTTCAACTGCGGCGACCGGCTGGACGCCGAGCAGGCGCAGCACTTCCGGCACGGCCGGCAGCGCGCGCTCCTCCTCCCATCCTTCAACCTGCTCCAGCGGAAGCTGCAGGACCGTCGCCAGCTGCTTGTCGCTGGACAGGCCAAGCCTGGCGCGCAGCGCGCGCTTGCTCATGCGGGTATCGACCTGAGCAGCTATCTCCTGCCGTGGCTTGGCGTCCTTTTCCTCGGACGCCTCGCCGGCAAAGTCCGCTGGGGTCAACTTCGCCAACTCAAACGCTGCTGCCGCCCGCGGAGCCTTCGTGCGTCCGGCCCGAATCTCCCGGATAGCGTTCGGGGTAACGCCGATACGTTGGGCAATGAGCGCCGGCGTAGCGCCCGCGCCGATGAGCAACTCGATGTGGTTGTTCCAGTCCATGCGGGCGAATCTACAGAATCCTGTAATTCGATGCAACAGCATTCTGTTACAGAACTCTGTGAGCATTGCTGAATGGATAGCATCGGTACTCGAGTGCGCCTAGAGCGCGAAGCCCAGGGCATAGACCGCAAGGAGCTGGCCCGCCTTACCGGCGTCGGCTACAGCACCCTGTCCGAACTAGAACGTGGGGGAATGCAAACCTCTACCAAACTCCGCGTGATCGCGGATGCTCTGGGTGTATCGCTCCGCTGGCTCGAAACCGGTAAGGGCCCCAAGGCCCCTAAGGTCGAAGTTGCCGAGGACGACTACACGGACATCGTCGGATATTCCCAAGCTGCAGGCCTCGGAAACGGCGCAGAGGCTGTCGAGTACGCCGAAACCCACAGCCTTAAGTTCAAGAAGACTAGCCTCCGCCGCCGCGGCATCTTGAATCGCCCCCTTGCCGTCTACTACGGCAAGGGCGACAGCATGGAGCCAGCCATCAAGGACGGCGATGCCATCCTGTTTGACTCCAGCGATACCCGCGTTGTCGATGGCGTCATGTACATCATCCAGGTCGATGGCTACGCCAACCCAGAGTTCTATGTGAAGCGCGCCATGGTCCTGGACGCTGGTGTCTACTTCGCCAGCGACAACCCGGCAGGCGACCACAGCTGGAAGAAGCCCAAGGCTATGGACTCAAAGAAGCACCCGATCACGGTCATTGGCCGTGTCCACTGGATCGGCGGATGGGCGGATTGAGCGAAACAATGCCCTCGTTCTGGATCGAGTGGATCAACCCGTAATCAGTAGCCAACAACAAAGAAGGATGTCTATGAGCAAGGATCGACCGAGCCAACCGCCACCTCCGCCCCCCTCGCCGCGACCGACTCCCGACCGAAGCCCCTTCGCCGATGACCACAAGTCCGTGCCGGATCATCGCCCCCCTCCTCCGCCCAGAAAATAGTTAGTGGTAGGCTTCGCTCATGGACGCAGATCAAGCCCGTGAAGAGCAGCGCGTAATCCTGTGGTCGATTCAACGATCACAGCGCTATCACGCGCGTCGTTCATCGTTCTTCAGCAGATGGAATAAATCGACTGCATTCGCTGGAATTGTTGGCGGTTCGGCGGTATTCGCATCACTTGGTGAAGCGCTTCCAGCTCAAGTGGCGACGGTTGCCGCAGCATTGGTAGTGATGATATCGGGTGCCGATTTGGTTATCGGTGCAGCGGACATGGCCCGAAAACACAACGACCTGCGGCGTAGATTCTGTGAACTCGAAGCGGACATAGTGGGAGTTGAAACCCCTGAGCCTACCGACTTGAGCAGATGGAAGTCCTTGCGCGTCTCCATTGAAAGCGATGAACCGCCAACGCATGTTGCCCTCAATATCCTCTGCGAAAACGAGCTGATTCGCGCCCGTTACGAAACCTCCAAGGCGAGTAATTTCATGCACCCGATAAGTCCATGGAAGCGGCTTACAGCTCACTTCTTCATCTGGGAAGACACCTGATATCTAAAACCCCGTTCCCGCGGGGTTTTTCTTTGCCTATCGCGAATAGCTGAACGCGTTTACCTTGAACACGATCAATCTACAGAATTCTGTTGACTGTGAATTACAGGATTCTGTAGATTGCACTCCATCGCCCCGCGACACACCCATTCCGGGCAGGGGCTGGAGATTCGCTCAATGGCCACCGCACGTCAGCAATGGAAAGCGTTCTACCGCGCAGCGCGCGCGGCATACCGGCTGTTCCTCGCCTTCCAGTCCAGGTTCAAACGCCAGTTCAGCGATGGGGTCCCGGACTTTCTCTACACGGCCACCAAAAAAGGCCCGCTGAGGTTCGAATTCTGCCGCCTCCACGGCGACTTCCTCCGCGTGTTCAACGGTATGTGGGCCCATGACTGCCGCATGGCGCACTTTCGCCGCCGCGTCCGCCTTCCGGGCACCCGCATTGGCGGTGCTGCATGAGCTTCTACAAGACCAATGCACCGGCTGTCCTGGCGGCATGGGAAGAAGAGCACCGCCAGAAGGTCGCCCTCAAAGAGAAGATCGATGCCTTCGCGGGCCGATTCGGTGGCGTGGGCCTGACCTATGCCGATCCCGGCCGCTTTGCGGGGCTCCGGTTCTCCCCGGAGGCGCCTAGGGACCTTTGGATTACCGCCGATAGGGATGGCCTGCAATGGCCGCGCCGGAAGCCACTAAAGGGCGCCAGCGCTGAGACCAAAGCTGCACTCAAAGCGCTCAACGCGGAATGGAAGCAGTTCTTCCCGGGTGATCGCGTGAGCTCGGATGGCCTGTTCCAGTCTCTCGGCTTCACGAGCAGCATGGACTTCATGTTCGAAGGGCTGACGCTTTTCGTGCACGACGGCTTCCTCTACGCCAGCACCCGCAAGGCGATGCCCGCCATGACGGAGATCCTCGGCACCGAGTTCGAAGCAGCAGAGCAGGCTCTGCGCCAAGGCGGTGGCGAATGATCCGCGCCCTCCTCGCCTCCCTGCTGCTCGCCCTGGGCGGCTGCGCCGCCACCGGCCAGCCCGAGCCCACCCACGCTGCTGCAGTGACCACCGAGGGTGATGTGACCATCCCGGCCGACCTGGTCATCACGAGCCCACGCATCTGCGCCGCCCTGGCGGTGTACGAGCTGGCCGACCACGACGATTGGGGCCTGCGCGGCACCATCGCGGCAACCGCGCTCAATGGCTTCCGGGCCGACGACCACGTGCCAAACTGCGCCACCGGCGTCGCCGTCGCGCTCACCGCCGATTTCTCCCCTCGCCGCTGGCAGGACGCGCTTGACGCCGTCGATGCCGTCGCCAGCGGCTCCTACCCCGTTCCAGACGCATGCGCCCGGGCAACCGCGGTCGTACCCCTCCCTGCGGTCAGTGCCGACTCCCACTCGGCCGCCCGAGCGCACTGCGTCATCTATGACCTGGCTTTCGTCGGTGATGCGCCA